ACTCGTACTTGACCTGAAATTGATCTGCACCCGAGCCGAGACCATTGCTGATGCCGTTGATCAAGTATTCGTTGTTCGAGCTTAGGTCTGTTCTTGTAATCCCATTGGTTGGGTTCCCCTCGGGGTCACGAGCAGCCATGCAGAACTGAATCTTGCTGTCCTCAAACTCTTCGTTAAGAACATCAAGCTGAGAGAGGATTTGTTCTTCAGAGATGTTGGTCTCCGATGCAGACCCAGTGTGTACGACGTGGAACACAATAGGTAGAGTAACTGTTTCAACCTCGTCGAGGTCAACCGATACTGATCGTTGCGTCAGCCCCATAACTTTCACGTTATCAGGCATTAAAAGGCTACACTCTTGAGCCGAACTCAGGATTGTTATAGCGCACAGAAGGGTGGTGATAAGTATTCTCATTCACCAGCAAATGTACGAAACAAAAAAGAGGGGAGCTTATTTAGCCCCCCTCTTACAGATTGCGAAGTTCCACAGTCAACTAACCCGTGTAACAATGCAAAGATAGTCAATCATTCTGGAACTTGATTGACTCATAGAACACAGGATCAATTTGTTTTATGGGGTGAATGAATTCCCTGTTGCAATGCCTGTTTATCTCTTTCTGTTTTGACTTGCTGTTCGTCACGCAGTTATGCTGCGCTTGATAAGAAGCGTTCTTATGTAGAAGGTCGTCGATAGACTTACGCTTGTTCATGCAGTTCCGATATCCTTTCATAGCTCTGAGATAGGGTTAAGCTTTGAGATCTCAAGAACATATCCATCAACTCTGTTCTCCCAACCAAAGGAATCCTTTTCCCCTGCTGCCATAAACGTGGACTTGTCGATGTAGTCTTGCTTCTGCATCCACCCCAAGATCCAACCTCTCTTCGGCCCTCTCTTGACATTCACCTGACAAAAGACATAGATGTCTACATCTTGGTGCATTGATGTCTTAGCAACGTGAGTGGTGTAGAAAGGCTTCGGCTCTACTGTTCTCTCCTTTGTCTTCACGTCAATGCTGTACTGGAAGTCACTGTCTGGGAACCGAATCATATCGTAGTTGAATGTGTTGTGTTCAATGCAATCCTCAACGGTTGCCAACACAATCTCTTCTCCGAGATAACCAACGAGGTTACCCATTCCTTTCCGAATGCTGTTCCGGATGTTGCCATGCATGCCTGATTTAGACTTGGCCTTCTTGTCCATTTCAGCAGTGATTTCTACTTCAAGCATTTGTCTCTTCGTATTCTGTAATGATTGATCGAATAAGGTCTAGCTCTTCTGCGATAGACTTGCGTGCCTTGGCAACGGTTTCTACAACATCACCCACGTTATCCATGGGCTTGCCTTCATCGTCATGAAGCGTTTCGTATAAGTCGTCTATCACTGCGTGAACTCTTTCACAAGCGATGCAGTAATACTCGCTTAGTTTAGATGGATCCATCCTTTATTGATTTCAATATTTCTTGAATAGCATGGTCCACTTGCCCACTATTCTTTGCGAGAAAGATAATGGTTTTGGAATCCTTTCCTACTAGGTGTCGCATAAAAAGTTTCCACCTCATAGGGAAGTCGTGGTGAGAGGGAAGGTATCCCTTTGTCTCAATGATCCAGTCATGATCCCTACCCACGAAGTCGGGCTTGTATGTGATAGGGAGGACGACTGACCCCGATCGGTCAGCCATCTCCTTACCCTTCGCAGTCATCTTAAAGTACTTGTTGGGGAATCGGAACTTCTCCATCAGCTCGAAGGTGTGTTCCTCATAGTCAAAAGCCAACCCGTATTCTTTAAGCTGGTCAGCACAATACTTCTCTAATCCACTAGCGTACCTTCCTAGATGTTTTTTTTTGGCTGAACGCCTCTTAGGAGTCTTTGTTCGCTTCTTCATTTGTTGAAGTTACTGTGCAAATTTTTGAATGTCAACTCAAGAAGTCTATGTTCAAAGGCATTGAGCTTTGTTCCTTGAACGTAATAGGTTGGAACAGAGCCCGTTGACCAATTCGCGTTGTGAATCCAGTGTGGGAAAGATTCATAACTAGGCAGTAAGGATCCTCCAATGCGGTCGGCTGACCACCTGTCTCCACCTCACGCACCTTCCGTACATGTAACTCACTCATCTTGCGGATCTCAGGGTCCATTGCTTGAACCTTTCGGTGAATTGTCATGAAGCAATCCGCTCTGTTTACGAACTTTCCACCACCCTCTGTGTCCTCAGCGTATGGGGCTACGGGCAAACCGTCTGGTCCCTTGCGGCGCTGAGCCTCAGTGACAGCGTGCATGTTCAGCCACACAGCTACGTTGTTAGCCTTGCTGAATGTCAGGAACTCTGACGCTGCTTCGTAGTGGTAGTCGTGTACACCGATGCTTGAGTTCTTCATGTCCAACTTGAGAGAGTTGTACGGGTCAACGAAGATGGCATCAACTGGTTGCTGGCGCATGACCTTCTCCATGAACAGGATGATGTCTGCGTAGCTGTAAACCTGACTGTTGTTAATCACAGTGAAGTGTTCTTGCACCCACTTGTACGCCTCCTTGCGTTCGAAGTAAGTCATGTCGGATACCTTCTTGTCCATGGCGAACTGCATGAGCGTCATCTTTACGGATGCGGTGCGGTTCTCTGACGAGTAGATAACCCACTTCCATCCATGACGTACAGCTGAGTTGGCAATCAGGTACAGCATGGTGGTTGTCTTACCCACGTTGGAGTGGCCGTTGACAATAACGAACTCCTTCTTGTATCGGAAGTTCTCGTCGAGACGAGGATCCCCCGTGTCCAACCCGAGCGTGATCATGCCCTGTGAGTAGTCATCAATCCAACGGAAGTCCTCATCGTCAGACGAGATGAAGGACATGTCTCCGTCGTTGAGCAACATCTCACGCTGCACAGACTTCTCCTCGTCGATGATGTCACGGATCGGGGTTTGCTTACCCTTCTCGATGCCAGCGATGATGGTCTGCTTGGCGTGGTCCTCGTTGTCTACCTCACGCTTGCATACCTCACGGAACAATACACGAACCACTTCCTCTTCCTCCATGCGGCCAGCCGCAATGTATCCTCCGCACAGAATCGCTGCTCGGTTTAGTGTAATCCACTTCTCTCCGTCCTGTGCCAGTCGAATCATACGACAAGCGAGGTTGAGCTTCATGTAGTCTGTGTGGTCGTAGGCTTCGTTGGTTGGTACCTGCGCTTCGGCGTGCTCGGTAGTGAAGTGACCGAACTTCTTGAACTCATCCTTGATGATGATGTCTGGGTCAAAGGACTCGAAGCATGCACGAGACTCATTGATACCTGACTCATCTAGCTCAAGCCCATGCGTTCTTTCGAAGTACTTGATAAGGGCACGGAAGTGGTCGCGGTGCCTCTCAGGGTTCGTAATCTTGACAAGAGCCTTGACTCCCGCGCCACTAGGCGACGTCCAGCATGAGTGAATAAAATCATCCGTGGCAAGACTCCTCTTGGTCGCGTCAACATCCACGTGATCAAAGTCGAGGATAATGAAACCCGAATGCTCAAATAGCGCCTCATCAGACCGAGACGAAAACTCCCCGCTGAAACAAACAACGGGGAGCTCAAGCTTCTTTTCTTTGTTGCCATCACGTACCTCAGACACCAGTGAACTGGACTTCCCAGTCTGTATCCGCTGTAGTGCTGTGCTTAGCTGTATGTGGTGCGGAGTCGTCTTGTCGTAGACGTTTTTGAATATCGTTACTTTCATTTTCTTTCGCAATCATGAGGAGGATAAGGTATCCGGCAAGGTCTTGCAACGTATCCTCCGTTGCGTCCACGAGACCTGCGTTCTTGATGCGCTTGAGCTTGTCGTCGATGCGCATCTTGATGCCAGCCACGGCACCAGCTTCTGAGAAAACATTCAGCGGTTCCAACGCTGAGTTACCATACTTCGCGTTCTTCTGGAGAAGCAAGTCCTCCAGAGACTTACACTTAGCCTTGATTTTGTTTCTTGTGTTCATCTATTGTTAGGTTAGAGTGTGAAATAAACTTCTTGGTTTGAATCTCTCGTATGATGATGTGCTTGTCAGACTTGGCGTTCTTGCCATAGAGCTCAGTGCCCAGTCTCCACATCGTCTTGTTGTCGTAGTTGACTATGTCACTCGGGGATTCAAAGACGGATACTACCCACACAACACGCTCGTGTACAACCTTCCGTTTCTTGAAGGCGACACGAGCGGTCATGTAGTAGATAGGCGCTCCCTTAGAAGGGGACCTCATCAGTCTGCGTGGCAGCTTGCTTCTCAGCACGCTTTGCCTTGGCAGCTGCACTGTTCGGATCGAACACTCGGCAGCACGCCTTGCCATTCTTGGACATGAACAAGGTGACGTAGAGGTTGCCGCCCTGTCCCTGCTCGTTGCGCTGGGTAGCGTACTTCTCCACCATCTCGGTGAGTTCATTGTCCTTGAAGCGGACATTCCAAGACATCAACTCCCCGCTTTCATTGTAGCGGGGTTCTTCTGCGTACCCAACGAGTACTGAATCATATTGCTTATCGCTCATGAGAAAAAAAATTAAGGGTTATAAAAAGAGCCAAAGGATATACAAGGCAGTTACAATTACCTTGTCTCGGTCAGACAACAAACTCGGCGTAGTGGGCCACTGTCTCTGTGTTTCCATCGAGATAGTTTTTGATGTTCTCTAACGCTTGGTGAAACTTCATCTCTCCAGTGAAGAGTGTTTCTTCGGAGCACTTAACGTCGGCAGGGTAGAAGGGGTAAGCCTTCTCTTGCACGACCCACCAGAACTCTGGGATATCAAAGACCTTGGTGTAGATGTATGCTTGGATGTCATAGCTAAATGACCGGACGTCGTATCGGAACTTGTCGATAGAACGTGATGACTTGGAGTCCACGATGAAACCATCTTGGAGGCAGTCGAGGAATCCCTTCAAAGGAACACCGTCAAGATCCACGTTGAACTCGACTTGATACTTGCCGCCAGCAAATCTCTTGTCGTACACACCGCAGTCTTTGAGGCGTTGAATCATCTCCTTCGCCTTCTTGACGTCCGCTTCAGAAGCCAGTTCCTTGTTTGGATTCTTCTCGACTTGCTCCGCCTTCCACTCTCGATAGCGTTTAGTATTGCGCGGAAACTTACCGCCAATAGCATCAACGATAGCGGAATCATCCAGAACGAAATATACATCATTGAATTTTTCTGGTTCGAAAAGCATGAGGTCATAGAGGGAACCGAAGTACAAGGCTTCAGACTCTTTCTTCAGCTGACCCCGCATGTACATCTCCCACAGTCGCATGTCGCCAAGGGCATACTTGAGTGAGGAGTAGGAGAGGTGGGGCTTACCCACCCGCTCCTGTAGTTGCTCACGCATAGTCATAACTTCTTCAAGATTAGCTCAGGCTCACGCCCGTTCTTGATGAGGTGGATGTCAACAGCCTTGAAAGCTTCTCGCTTGGTTTCGAACATGCGCTCAAGCCTTTCTCCGTTCACAGTCTTGTCAACAAGGTACATGTCGACACCATACTTCTCGTTGACGCAGTGCTTCACAGCTGGCGCCACAGTCTCACGCTTGATCATAGACCAAGGGATGAGCTTGTTCTCCTTGCCTAGGTTCTTGACTGGTACAAGAACTCCAGACGTCGTACAGCTTAGGTTCATCGCACGAACTTCTTGAGCCCAGCGACTTGCTTCTCTGTGAGTTGAGTCTCGTACTTCTTCATCACAGAGTCGAAGGCCTTCTGCTTATCAGTCGAGGACTTGATGTAAGACACAGCCTTGTCCATGATGTTTTCTACTGGCGCGTCGAGCGCTTTCGAAAGCTTCTGTACATGAGGATTGTCGACCATCGTCTGTTGCTTTGCGATGGCGTCGTTGACTTCGTTGGCTGAGGCGATGCTGGTATCAATTCCGATTCCGAGCATGGCCAATGCACGACCGACGGCTGAGGTTTCACAGTTCTCGACATAGCTTGTCTTGTTGATGTTAGACGAACCCTTCTCTTCGTGGGCATGACCTTGCGCTACGATCTGACCTTCAGGTGTGGTGATGGTGCAGAGGCACAGGCATTGCTCCGAATCGAGAACAGGAAACTCTGTGAGGATACCCCAGTTTTTGTACTGCTCCTCCTGACGGAAGAACTTGATGCGTTCGTTGACTTCAACGTAGGCTTTGCCACGAATGTTCGTGGTCTTGAACTTGTAGTTGGACATGTAATTGAATTTAGTTTTCGGCTTCAGTAAGAACTTCGACGTCGCGAAGGTAGGTGTTCATATCGGTATTGTCAAGGCTGTTCACAACTTTTTCTCGCAGTTCTGAGACCCACGAAAGGATTTCATCAAGCACTCTTAGTTGTTCCTCGCCGTTCATGTATGTGTTGCTGAGTGGGTTGACACCCATCTCTGTTGAGACGTGTTGGACACAGGCAAGAGCTACTCCATACTTGGCCCTGTATGCAGGTGAGTACTTCAGCATGCCTTCGTGCTCTCTGCGATAGTGCATGACGGTAGCGTGGTCTCTGCCCCACA